GTACTTGAAGTATATTGTAACTGAGCTTGAATCTGCGCCAAAGATCCGTTTTGCTGTTGAATAGCAATAACTACAATACCTGACCCACCGGCCTTACCACCGGCAACAGACTGGCTACCACAGGATTCATCTCCTGCACCACCACCTCCGCCAGTGTTTGCTTGCCCGGCTGAACCAGAACTGGCACTTTGATTATCCGCGCCATCACCACCACCACCTTGTCCACCATCACCGCCGCCAACAGAGCCGCAGTATGCCCCGCCACCGCCACCGCCTCCATACCAAACTTGAGTTCCGGTAATAGCAACTTGTCTACCTACGCCGCCTTGCCCGGCCGGACCGCGTTGCCCCATTTGTGCACCAACGCCGGCTCCACCAACAGCTCCGGCACCGCCACCTCCTCCGCCAACATAGTTAGCATTTTGAGCTTGTGATCCTAATCCACCAGCATTACCAAATCGATATGAGTTGTATCCACCAGAACCCTGTTGTGCCTGACCCACAGTCCCAGTTGATATAGCACCACCACCTGAGCCGCCTGAAAGTGCATTTTCAATTGTACCAGATTGTCCTTGAGGAGCTTGATATCCTCCACCTGCTCCTCCTCCAAGAGCTTGAATTGACATAAATACAGAGTTCGAACCACTGCTGCCTCTACCACCAGTATGTAATGGAGATGGAGCCGCCCCACCAGCCCCAACGGTAACTGTATATGTTCCAGCATCTAGAGAAAATTGTGCGGCAGATTGTAAATCCACAACTTCTCCGGCCCCGCCTCCTCCAGGCGCGCCACGAGATCCACCTGCTCCACCGCCGCCTACAATAAGTGCTTCCATAGCAATTGGCTGAGCTGCATCAGATATAGGAACTATAAGATCTGCGCTGTCGTTTGCCTCGTCTGTGGATATCGTAATTCGGGCGTTTGCAGAGTCAGCAATACCATCGTCATTCGTAATAAACGTCTTAGAGCCGCTATCGTTATTGATTACGATAATTCCTGATGCATTTGCATTTGTAAAGTCTGCGTCTTCGAGTTCTGCAAAGGTATAATTAACATTTGCACTATCAGAAACACCACGTGTTGTAACAGTAACAGTAAATGACATACCTTCTGTAACACCACCTGAATCAATACTGTTTGTAACAGATAAAATACCGATGCGATCAATTGTGAATGTAGCCGAATCCTGTACACTTCTAAATCCACCATGTTCGAATGCTGTAAATATAGATTTAAAGGTCTTAAGAGTTCCACCATCTTTAAGCGAGAAGGTTGCAATCCCTGCATCAGAATCAATCGTAATGTCGACGGCACTGTCAACTGCATTCGTAGGCACTGTAGTAACAGTATCTAAGTACATGTCTAGAAGCTGTGGATCGGTGAGCTGAGTATCAATTACAATATCAGGTGCATTACTACTATCGAATGTATAGTTTGCATTAACAGTAATGGATGGATCTGTGTTGTTAAGTCTTTCTACTTCATACCATTCGTTACCTGTCCAGCTATACATTCTCTTTGTATTGTGAACATAAGCAAGTTCTCCTGAATCAAGAGAAGAAGTTGGAAGAAGCTTAGAACTATCATAAGCAGTTACATTTGCTCCTGAACTGAGTGCCACGTTTTCAGTATTAGCGGCTTCAGTTTTACCAAGAATCCTAGCAATATCTCTTATTCGCGTCGTAGTTCATATATTCCTATTTAGATTGCATTCGCATCGTCAGAATCTCTCTGTGCTCTGTTTTTATAATCAGATCTAGATGTGACCAAAGAAATAAGCCCAGATTTATTTGACGGAATATCGCTATCAAAACTATCATCATCGATTAATTTTGTTGTCCAAGTGCTTCTGAAATCTTTCCAACAATTGTTTATCTTTCCATCAACCGCCTGATCAACCCACGTTTGAATATTAGGAATTTTATCTAACAAAAGAATTTCATTGTCAGAATCAATTGTAACTGTAACTGTAATTGCCATTTTTTTTATTTCCTTATGAACTTACCATCATGCCCCAAAAATGCGTCCAATCGCTTGAACCATAAATACTCCCACCCCCAAATGAACCAAATTGAACCCATGCGGTATCATTAGCATCCATATCATATAATTCTATTTGACCTAGTGCTATATAACCATCTCCCCAAGAAGTCCCCTCTTGATATTCAGTTCTTCCTGGATTACCGCCATAAAAAAATCGATTTGAACATCTGAGTTGAATATCAAATTGATCTCCCGCGGATGCTCCAGTAATCAGCACCGATGTCCCGAATAGATATTTTCCAGTTATAGGAGCTGTGAAATATCCAGTAGTAGTGTTATAGTTACTTCCAACATCAAATATTTCGGAATTAAATTTCAATGGCGATGCATTTGCAACAGTAGATGATCTTCTTACCAAAAAATTAGCAGACTTTGGAGGAACAATTCCTCTAATGTATGCTGGAGATACTAATGGTTCGACATGATCTGAGTCAATCAGAGATAATGTTGCAGCTGAATCTAATCCTCCACTTGCATCACTATTATCTTCTCTTATCTGCACATAATCTGAGTCAATGATAAGCGTAACATCGCTTGAATCGAGTCCCACATTTTCATCGGACTGAGACAGTCGAACATTTGTGTCATTATTGGCTTCTGTTCTACCGAGAATTAGTGCAATATCTCTATTTCTACTCATAGTTTATATACCTACATTAGTTTGATATTTGGATTTAATTCTATACTGATGAATCCCATGACAAAGTTATTTCGTTCCATCGATGGTAACCGCTATCAGGAGGATCAATCGGAGGAACATACCGATTTGTGTTACTATCGTATATAAATCCAATCGGCCATCGTGCTGCAGGAGCCTTTATAAACCCGTCGCTCTGGTAAATATATCCAATCCCTTGATCCGAATCGATTTCAACCCATCTATCATAGTCAGGCTTTTCTAAGATGAAGTTAGTATCTGCCTCAATAACATTATCGATGACATTCGTTAAACTATTTACTCTACCATATTTCATTTACGTTAAATACCGGATAAGAACAATACCCGATCCTCCGTTACCACCATTGGTGGCGGTGTCACCACCTCCTCCAGCTGCTCCACCTCCACCAGTGTTTGCTGTGCCCGCACCACCGTCATCGTCAAATCCTGTGGCGTCTCCGCCTCCACCATTACCTCCATTAACTGTACCAGATGGCCCTCCGGATCCGCCAGCACCACCACCAGCAAATACTCCATTTTCGCCATAATCTGTGCCAAAGGTTGATGAATAGTCTACTCCATCGCCGCCTGCGCCGCCTAATGTTCCACCCGATGCGCCATCACCACCTCCACCGCCTCCACCGGCTTTGTTGTTTCCTGTTCCGCCATCGTCACCTCTGTCTGTACCATTATTATTCGCTGAACCATCGCCCCCTGCGTTACCTTGAGTTGATGCAGGTGCTCCATCACCATCATCGGCACCTCCACCGCCACCGCCTCTATTGGTTGGAGTAGGAGCATTTGCGATCGCTGTTCCTAGCGCTCCTCCTCCACCTCCGTATGCTGTAGAACTATTAAAGGTTGTGCTCCCGCCTTGATTGCCATTACCAGTGCTTCCTGTGCCCCCGCTTCCTATGCCAACAGCATATGTTCCGGCAGTAAGCGTTTGATTACTTAAATAAACGACACCTCCGCCGCCACCGCCTCCTCCTGCAGAAGGACCAGAATTTTCACCGCCACCGGCTCCACCTCCACCTATCAATAGATAATCTACAGTTTTTGATCCACCAGAAACAATAAAATTGCCGCTGCTGGTAAATGCATGAACTGTATAGGAACTAAATGTATATGTTGTTCCACCACTAGCCGTTACATCGCTTGCCTCGCGCAATTGGACGTAATCGCTATCTACAGTTGATTCAATAAGAGCGACTGTTAGTGCCGAGTCAAGTCCAGCACCCGAATTATCTTCTCTAGTTTGTACATAATCTGAATCAACGATAAGCGTAACACCACTTGAATCAAGGCCTACTTCTTCGTCGGATTGGAACAGACGAACATTTGTTATATTATTCGCTTCAGTTCTACCAAGAATCTTTGCAATATCTCTATTTCGGGTCATATATTACACCAATTCAAAATAGCTGAATCTAAACGAAGCAATAAATGTAATAAATTCTGTACCACTTGCGGTAGATTCAAAGTTAATATCGCCGAGGGCTACTGGTAGCGCATCGATATATCTCACTTGCTTTGTTTGATTATTGTGACTTGAAAGAATCGAGAGAGTAATGTCAGCATTTGTTGGTATTTGATTACCACGATTTAAAAATGCCTGATCACCCATATTTGTTCTTTGATTTCTGCGTATCCATTCATACATCTCGTTATAGCTTTCAAGATCTTCATCGAGAAGTATTGTCGCAGATAGTTCATTAATTGTAAGAGATTCGCCTGGATAAGGTATTGACTGCATGCGTCTTACTGGCATTTCTGCTGCTGGCATAATCAGTCCAGGATGTGTAACCTGTTGAGCAAAGAACTCAAGGTTCGGAAAGTTTTTACGATCAACCACAAGCTTAAAACTGGTAGGCTGAAGATAGTTAAAATTATCTGTAAGTGCCATGTTACTATTTATACGAGTTTAGATAAAAAAAGAGGCGGCCGAAGCCGCCTCTCTGAGTATTTGCATACCTTATGCGCCGAGGATGTTGTCCACGCGGAAGATACGATAGTACTGGTTGCTCTTTGCAGCAGCCAGACCGCTTGATGGTGTTGAACCAACGAATGGATTTGAAGCCATGCCGTAGCGAGTCTTGAATCCAATCTTTGGCTGGAATGTGTCCTCACCAACTGCACGAACCATTGTTAATGGTACGTATGGGCAGTAGAACAAGCCAGCGTCGTATGGGTTTGTACCCTTATAACCGACGTTGATGTAATCGCCTGATGAATACGGGTCAATATAGACACGCATGCGACCGTTCAGTACACCAGCAAATGTATTGCCTGTGTCGTCTACGTTCAGGGTTGTTGACATTGCAGGTGCGTAGTCCAGCATGCCTGATGCAGCAAGTGCAGAAGCAACGTCTGAAGAACATACCATGAAGTTACCTTTACCACGGCGTGTTTCTTTAGCAATTGTATTTGCTTCGCGCTCGATCTGCAGAATCAGACCTTTGAACTTTTCTACTGACCAACGGCCATCAGCATCTGTCTGGATATCGAAGATACCATTGATTGCTGTGTTAGTTGTACCAGCACCAGTCTTAGCTTGTGAGTTGATTGTACGAACAACTTCACGGTTGATTTCAGCCATGATTTCTGTTGACAGAATGTTTGCCAGCTCTGTCTCAGCATCCAGACCATGAATTGCTTTCAGGTCTTGTGCCAGTTCCAGAGTGTATTCTGCTTTCAGTGCACGTGACTTCGCAGTCACAGTTGCTTTCTCAATGGTGAAGCCCATTTCGTGGAACGCTTGGTTACCACTTGAACCCAGTGCTTCAGCTTCTGCTGTTGACAGTGGATCAATTGTTGAGCGTGGATCGACACGTGAATCGTCGATTGTTGAGTCTGAGTTACCATCAGCCAGACCTGACAGACCAGCTGGATCAGATGACTGAGCATTTGCTGATGAGTCGCCTGAGTAGTTGGCTACTGCTTCGTCGAACAGAGCTTCGTCGCCGTTACCCACGCCGTCAGAAGTTGTCTGATAGCGTGACTTCATTGCGAAGATCAGACCTGTTGGACCAGACATTGGCTGCACGCCGCAGATGTCGTATGCCATCAGATTTGGCATTGCACGACGTACGAGTGCAATCAGTACTGGATTCCAGTTTGCGGTTGTACCTGAAGTAACAGTTGCTGTGTCGTGAGTTTCCATGAGCATGCCTTCTTCACGAAGTGCAATTTCCTGGTTTTCCAGCAC